GCTGGATGTTGCGCGTGTGCGCTTCGTACGTCATGGTGATGTAGGGGTGCGAGCCTGCGAATTGGGCCATGCGGAAACTGCCCATGCGGGTCGTGTGATGAGTGACTGGGTTCGTGTGATGCAGGAGGTATGACTCCATGGTCGCTTGGCTGAATCTTGCGCACATCATGTCCCAAGGTATGATGCAGTGGTGCTTCGGGTGCAGCACGACAATTTGTTTGTTCGTGCCCGGTATTGGTAACCGTTCAACGTAGTACATCCACCAACCTTTTGAGGGTGACGTGCGATAGCCCTCGACGACGGCTGGATGGTTCCAGGAGTCCGGGTCCTTGATGATGCATGTGTCTTTCCCGTAGCACCATGTCTTGTGGCGCCAGCAGACGCATCCTGCGATGTACTCGGTGTACATGTCTCCGTCAACGTGCCAGTGGCCTTCAGGGTCTACCCCGCCGACAGCGTCCACCACCACTGTGAACATGATGATGGTGTTGCCGGCGGCAGATTCGAAATCGCGGTAACTGCCGTGCATATCGGAGTCGATGAATGCGACGACGTCGGATGTCAGAAGTGCATCTGTCCTGTGTACGTTCTGGAAGTCAGCGATGGATTCGGAGCGTTGTGAGCCGGCCCATCCTCGCTTGTCCTCTCGAGCGCCAGTGTAAATGGCGTAGACACGTCTGCCGAGCTTGCCTGCGAATTCGTCGACAGTGTTCATGGCGACAACGCGCGTATTGGCCCGGTGTTTGTGTGAGTGTCCTTCGAGGAGCGGTACTTCGACAGTGCTGAGTTTCAGCATTTGACGTATGTTCATGATGTCGCGAGCTTGGTACGGGATGTAATACCCGTGAAAGTCGGTCAAACCTTTGTTGATGAGCTTGCGTGCGGTCATGCCGTAGCGTTCGTGTAGCTCGTTCCAGGTGTTGCCCATCTTTTCGCGATAGTTTATCAGGCGGGACAGTGATTCCATTCCAGCGATCTGGCTGAAGTCTGCGTGTTCTTGACGCATGATCACGTTGGTGATGTAGGAGGTGCGAATTGTGCCAGTGCACACGTTCAAGTGAGTGTAGAAGGGGATTGTGTGGGGTAGCAGCTTGTCGTCCATCCATTCGCCGGCGGCCGTTGTTGGCCCATCGTCCGCGCATGATAAGACATACGCGGCAGCGGATATGTGTACGGCTGACCAGGTGGTCGCTGCGAGGAAGACGAGGCCTGGAGCTGCACTGATGCACGACAACGCCCCACCGGTACAGCCATCTGTAACAAGGTGGGCAACACAAGTCGTTGCATAGGAAACTCCGAGGAAGCCAAAACCGAGCGCGCCCACCTCTAGGGCGTCGTACACGGAGTTGGTTATCTGGTCTTCACAAGGGACAGCGTTCGTGACGTTGACCCTCATAGGTGTGGGTGTGGGGGAATGGGGGGGGGGTATGCTAGCGCCGCCGGAGGTCGTGGGGGCAGACGCTACTCTTACTCCGTTGGAGCACATGGAGATTGTCATGTTAACTGCAAACAGCCGTAGCCGCTCTCTTGACTTCGAGATAGGGGTTGACCAAGCTCAG